GTACACGCCGAACAACTGCCCGGCCTCCTGCCCCAACTGGAACATGACCTCGATCGGCGATCGTTGCCGCGCCGCTTGGTACAGCGCCTTCGTGGCCTCGTTGTCCTGCTCGTAGAGGCTGAAATCCACCTGTACGTTTCGCATCCCGGCCGCGATACACCGTGGCCTGTTGGCGCCGAACTCCCTCGCCCGCAGGTCCAGGTCGTTGTCCAGGGAGATCTCGGCTTCTGTGATGGTGAAGAATCGGTCCGGAGCGGTCCCAAGCCACGCCTGCCCGAGATGTCCGGGAATGATCGTATAGTCGAAGATCCCTGGCGCCGGCTCCGGCGGGAAGCTCTCCAGTTGCCCCTGCCCGGCCGCAAAGCTGCTGCTGTCGAGCACATCCGCCGCCGCGCCGCTGAATGTGAACTCGTGGAAGTCCCCATTAACCCGGACCCCCATCTTGTCGACCCCGGCCCCGCACAGGATTCGCTGCACCGCCTCGCCCGGGCTCCAGTAATCGAAAATGCTGGCGCTCTTCAGCTTCGTTGCCGGTGAGTAAGTCACCGTTGCCCCGGCCGGCGACCCTTCGGCCGGCAGCATCGTGAACGGTGCATTCAGTTGCACGGCGAAATCGTCGGCAATTGCCGTGACGAATCGGATCTCGCCGCCGAATGTCACCGCCTGCCCGGGTGCGAGGCCGTGCGGTTGCGAGAACGGAAGTATCCTGCCTGCTGCTCCCGAGCCGGCAAGCGCACCGTTGAAGAACAGTGGCGCACCGCCGAGCGCCGCCTGAAACATCGGCCCGTACGCCGGTTCCCGGCTCTGGTCGCCCCATCCAGTCATGTACGTCCGCAGCTCGAACGTCGTCTGGTTCCGTGTATGCGGCGGGAGACCGAAGAACGTCCGGCTGCCCGTTTTGTCCTTGCGCTGCACCCCGTCCGGCGCCTGCCGGATCGACAGCTTGACCGCCGGAAACCTGTGGCCGGCATCGATCGCCGGCACGGCGCCGTAAGTCTGCTCCACCGCCGTGTAGAAGCGGTTATTAGTGGATGCTATGTAACACGACATGATTTCCTACCCCTCCCACCCCGACGCTTCCGCTTTTCGGCAGTCTCTCACCCCACGCTCACCTGCACGTCGAACCCAACCTTCGCCGTCTGAATGAAATTCTTTCCGCCGTGCTTGGTCGGCCCGAACGCCACCTCGTACCCGCCGGTGTAGAACAACCCCTGTCCCCAGTCCCCACGCCGGGCGTCCAGCACGTCCGTCACCGCTTCGACATAGAGGGAGAGTTTCCTCTCCAGACCCTCCAGCCGGTCTTGGGATACCCTGACCTCGACCGCCATTCTTGCCGTGCCGGAGAACGTACGGAACTTTTCCCGTAGGCTGTTCGCCAGCTTCTCGCAGTACACATAAATGGCCGGGTACGTCGCTCCCGCCGAGCGTTCGACCGCCTCGGGCGTGATGTTCTGCGGGATCACCTGTCTCGGCTCGATCGCCGGTAGCCGCACCCCCTCCCGGTCCGCGATCGACGTCACGAAATACGGGAGTCCCACCGGCTCTTGCAGCAGACTCAAGACTTTGCCCGTGCTTTTGCTCTCTACCTGTGCCATGCTGCTACCCTCTCTGCAGAACCCGGCGAAGCGTCACGAAGTACGCCGCCGGCTGTCCCTCGCCTGGCTGCCTTCCCCTGGCGATTCCCTCCGGCGGCATCACCCAATTGGTCCCCGCGGGCAGCGGCGTCGCATTCTGCAACTCCACGGAGTCCGATGTGATCCCTGCGTAGACGTTCCAGCCGGTTGCGTTCACGGGAGCGTCTGTTGCTTCGACCGCAAGCGCCGAGTCTTCTGTTACGGTCAGATACACCGGGTCGCTCGGCTCCCCCTCTTGGCCGGACGCTCCCGTCCAAGCCACGCGGACCCAGTAAGTTCCTCCCGGCGAGCTTCCGGCGGTCGCGCTAAGCCGAGCCGGCGCCGCTTTCGGGATCGGGTCGTAAACCAGCCCGATACCGATGTCAAAGGACTTCCGGGAGGCTTCGCTAGCGAGTCGCTCGTAACCCTTCCACTTACCGAGGTAACGGTCGTTGTAGTGGGTGCTGTAAGCGTCTCTGTATGAGAGGGCAAGCGCGTGGTACGTGTGCCACTGCCGCAATGCGGGTGTCACTACCACCCTGCCCAGGTCCGGCCGCGCCCCGGCGGACCCATCCGCCTGATGCATCGACTGGCGCAGCAGGAAGTCCGTCAGTTCCACTTCGATTTCCTGCTTTGCCAGCGCCAGCTTCCGCGAAAGGTCGATCTGCTCCGTGCTGGCTAACTCGAAGATTGCGCTCTCGTAATCCCGCAGATCTCCGAGCGTGGATATGGTGCCGTCCGACAATAACGCCATCGCTCCCCCGTGGCATAGGCTTTAGCCTGCCTCAGCTGTTACTCCCAGTAGCACAGGCTTTAGCCTGTGTGTCCTCGCTGTTACTTCCAGTGGCACAGGCTTTAGCCTGTGTTCCTAGTCCCTCTGTCCCGCCGACGGGACCGCAGCTTTCTTGGACTTCCCTTCGGTGACAACCGTCACCTGCAACTTGCTGGCGATTGCCTGCTGCTCCGCCTCCCGCCTCGCCGCCGCGATCTCCGCCCGGAAGCGGCTCACTTCTGCTTCCTCGGCCAGGCTGGCCACTCCTTCCGCGATCATCCGCGCCGCGATCCTGCGTCCCACCTCTGTCAGCACGCCGGCACGGCCCCCGTCGGGAGTCTCCTTGCTGGCGATGATCACGAACGGCTCGATAATCTCCGTCTCGATCTTTCGCAACTTCTGATAGAAAGCCTTCAAGTCCATGACCCCTCCTTCTGCATCCCTTCGGGGGCGAGGAATTCCCCGCCCCCGCCATCTCTGTTACGACCGCACCTGGATGCCGAACGAGTTCCGCAGCACCCCCACGCCGTACAGCACGTCCACCGTGAACTGCTGTGCCAGTGTGTTGGGCTGATAGCTCATCACCACCCGCAAGCCGAAGTTCCCGAGCTCGGCGTACTCGGCGATCGCGCCCGTCCCGGGCAGCGGCTGCGGCAGTCTCCGCATCACCAGCCCGAGGGCGCTCCGCGCGAAGCCGAGGTTGTTCGTGGTCACCGGCGCGCTTCCGGTCTTCTGCACGAATTGCGACCGGAACACGAAGAAGTCCTTGATCTTGCCCACTGTCCCGTCCACGAGCGCCCGCAGCCCGGCCTCGCCGGCCGTCTGGAATTCGCTGAATCGCGGGATCTGCCGCAACTGCGAGTAAGTGGCTGCATCGACCACCAGGTACTTCGACTCGCTCGCCGGCACCTTCGACTGGAACAGCGCGGTCTCGGCTCCGTCGACGATCGCTTCCGTGATGGCCATCCCCGGAGTGCCCACCGGTGCGTTCGCCGTGAAGCTCGCGTACGTGCTGAGCAGATCGCTCTCGATCTTCTCGGCCAGTGCCACTACCGCCGGCTGCATGTACAGCCGGAGCAGGTCCGGCACCGCCAGGACCTTCGTCACGTCCGGAATCTGGAATGTCGCCTCGGCGTGGGTGTTCAGTACGATCTGCGCGTTTCCCAAGTCCGGATTCTGCGCTTGCACCGTTCCGCCTTCGGCAAGGTTGTTGGCAACCAGGACCGGAGGGATCGGCACGTTCACCGTGTCGCCCGCCTGCCCCAGCGTCGGCTCAAAATCGCGATTGACCAGGTTCCCCATCACGAGGTTACCCATCAGGGCGGGCAGAGCATCCACCGCCACTAACTTGACAATCGCGTTGGCCACGTTAGCTGATGTAACTGCTGGCATTGACTATCTCCTGTTTGTTGTTGGTTCCGCCTCTGCGGGCGTTTGAATTACTCTCTGTCCGGCCGCCTTCCACGCCGCGACCGCCTCTACATGCCGCCAAGCGACTGCGAGGCGATTCGTGCTACTTCGCGGCGGACCTTCTCCAGTTCGTCCGCGCTCATCCCCGGCTTGATTTTGTCGAGGTCCACTACCGGCCCGCCCGAGGATGCAGTCCGCGCCGCCGTGACGCCGGATCCGCCGAGGTTCCGCGCCGGCAGAAACTCGGGATTGTCGCTGACAAACTGCGTCAGGTAGTCGCGGAGCGCCACTTGGCCGCCCTCGGCCGACGCTACCAGGCGTCCGTCTTCCGCGCGGCGAATATCGTCCTTCACCGCCCGGAATGCGAGGTCTACTTTGACCACGCCCAGCCGCTGAAGCTCGGTGCGGACCGTCGCATTCCTCTCGGCCTCCTCCGCTGCCTGCCGGCTGCGCGTGTTCTCGCTGATCAGCTCGTTCACGCGCCGCTCCAGCGACTCGCGCCGCTTCCGCTCTTCGAGCAGTTCCGCCTTGTAGGCCGGCTCGGCTTTCGCCGCCTCCTTCTTGGAGTACTCCTCGATCGCCTCTCGTATCAGCGAGCGGATTTCGATGCCGCCCGCTTCCGCCGTAACCGGCGCGTCGTTCCTCACCTCTTCCATCGTTCTTCTCCTTGGCTCTCAGGCTGCTCGCACCACTCGTCGATCTCTCTCGCGATCCGGTCCTTGATTTCCTGCCTGACGTCGCACAGGTATTTCAGACTCAGCTTCTTCAGCACCTGCTTCCGCAGCGTCCTCGACCCTACCCCCAGGCTCAGCAGCTTCGTCGCGTCCTCCAGCTCGCCGCTGAAGTCTCCGATGTCGAACTCGTCCAGGCCCGACACCTCGACCGACAAGTCGTCTTCCCGCGCCGCCTCAATGGAACAAAGGATTCGCCGCAGCGTGTCCTTCACCGTGTCGCCGTACGCCCGCAGGACCTCCTGCGTGATGGTGAAATCGCGCTGTTTGCTCAACCCGGACTGCACCGACCCGCCCGTCAGCGCCCCTCCGGCCTGTGTCAGCAGATAGCAGACGCGGTAGACCTCGTCTTTCAGCCGCGTCAGGTTGTCGGCCGCAATCTGGTAGACGTGCCCCTCCGGCTCCGTCCACCCGAACCGGTCTTCCGGCCCCAGTTGGATGTAATAGGATTCCCCGGCGATCTGGTTCCATTCGCGGTCCGAGTAAACTACCGGAGTCGCGAACAACCCCATCGTCAGCGCCCACGACAACGCGTTCGACTTATTGAAATGCTCCAGTTGAAGCATCGCCGCCTTGTTCGCCAGCCATAGCCCCTCACTGACCTTCAGCTCGAAAATCGGAACGCGTCGTAGTTTCGCCAGCCCGTGGCGCCCTTCGTCGACAAGTTCCGGGGCGCCGGGCTCGTCGCCCCGATCCGTGCGACGGTACGTCCGGAACGACTCTTTGTCGTAGTACACCCACCGAGTCTCCCGGACCCATGGCGCATCGCTCTCCCTCTCCTGCCGAAGGTGCGACGTCCGGATCACTACCCAGTCGAGATTGCCGTTCCCGTCGTGGCTCCAGTTGATCAGCTCCTCTGCTTTGCAATCGACCAGGTACGCCCGCGCCCAGCCTGCCGCTTCCTCCTCCGCCCGATTCGCGACCGGCCCCGACGGCCGCGGGAAGTCAACCAGCACGTAACCGGAACCGGTCACCAGCGCCTCGATCAACACCCGCCGGAAGAAATCCGTCAGCGACGTGCCCCGCAGGTCGCAGTCTTCGACAAACTTCGCGAAGAACTCGCGGCCCGCCTCGTTGTTCCCGTGAAAGCCCAGCAGCGGTTCGCGGCGAAACAGCGTCGCAGCGTACCAGTCGATGATCGAGCCGAGGTAGTTCTCATAAAAGACCCGGCTCAACCGCTCGCCGAGGACGTCCAGCGGTTCTTTCTGCCGCCTGACCAGATACTCGGAGGCGTGTTCCTTGAACTGCTCCCCGCCCGCGTAGAGGTCCCGGTAGGTCCTCCACATCGCCCGCTTCGCGGCGTATTCCGGATGCTCTCGATCGATGTTGAACACACTCGCCCCCCTGGCGGCCCTTGCCCCGGCGGTCGTCGCCGCGACGCTAAAACAGCCGCATTCCTTTTTCTCCGGCCGGCTCCGCCGGCCGGCATTCTTGGCAAACCAGATACCCCAGCGCGTCCGAGAGGTGGGTCCGTTGCGGGTCCTTCTCTTTGTCGATGTTCTCGCTTCCGGGCTTGAATGAGACCTGCTCGAGGTCGAGGATCAATTCCCGGCACTTCGGATCGATCAGCAATCGCGTCTCGTCCCCCGCCGACCGCAGCATCGCGTTCACCCAGCTCACGCGGTCCCGCACGGAGGGGTTTGACTTCGGCACCCGGAAGTGAAATTCGTGGCCCGCCCGGCGCAGCCCCTCCCGGACCATCTCGTAGTCCGCCGATCCGGTCGTCTGCCGCTTCTGGCCCGTCGCATCGCCGTAAATGTACAGGCCGGCGCGGTGAAAACGATACCTGCTCGTAAAGACTTCCACCAGTTCCGGCGTGCACGATCGCCGCAGGACGATCTCGTCGACTACGTGGATCACGTCGCCGTGAATCTGGGCGATCACCGACGACATTGGGTCCACGTTAAAATCCAGCGCCCAGCGCAGCGGCAGCCCGGGGTCCATTCTTCCCGGCGCAAGGTTTCTGCTCCGGTCGAAGGTGTGGTAAGCCTGCCCGTCCTGGACGTTTAGATACTTGCCCAGGGCTTCCTGCT